GGTCGTGCTTATCGTATTGGACAAAAAAATCGTGTAAAGATTGTTAGATTTATTATTAAAGATACAGTTGAAGAAGAAATTTATAATATGAATAAAGAAGAAGATATGAAACGACTATCTGACAGAAAGGTATTTGATATGACTGAAGATTCTTTAATATTAAAGCCAGAGGATATTATTGATGATGCTATAGATGAAGAAGAAGAAATTCCTAAACCTAAAAAAATAGTCAAAGTTAGAAAACCTACAGTTAAAAAGGTTAAACAAATTATAGAATCTGATGAAGAATTATAATTGAATTTATAAACAAATTATTTTTTTATTTCATAGTCTAAATTTAATAAAGAAGTATCCAACTTATCTATATTTTCAATCATTTTATCCAAATAATTTTCATCAAATAAATATTTAATCATATAATGTACTAATTTACGAATATTACCTAATTTCTTTTCAACAATTAAATCAATAAATTTATTTACTTTATTTATATCATTTATTTCATAAAATGATAAAATCTTATTTACTTTTGCACTAACTGCATCTCTTGTTGGAATACCAATGTAATAAGTCGCATAAAATCGATCTAATAATGCTTTATTTTCTTCAATTAATGTCGGATCATTGCAAGTAAAAAATCGTAAATATGAACTATTATCATCAATACCATCTAATGAATTTAAAATTTGTGCAATATCCATATCTGGTCTTATTTTAAACCATCTATCAAAGTCTTCTACTATAATTGTATTAATATTATATTTTTTATCTGGACTGAATACAAATTTACCAGCAGATATACTATGATGACTAACAATGCCAACTGTTCTTTCAGTTAATGATGCAATTAATTTCCATAAACTTGTCTTACCACATCCAGGTGGTCCATATAATAAAATATTAATTGATTTGGATTCATCGATTTTTTTAAGAAATTCACTATGTTTTTTATGCATATTAATAACATGTAATATTTCATCAATAATTTCTTTATTACCAACATAATTTTCTCTATCAGATGATGTAATAAATTTCTCTTGATACCAAGTATTATTCATTCCATTATATGCATAAATTGGAATTTGGTTGAGATGTTTTAATTGGCGCTTCAAAAAATTTATTCATTCTTTCTAAATCATTTAATGTTTTGAAAAACATATAACTTTTTCCTGATTTATACTCATCTGAATAATAAAAAGTAATATCTTCATAAGTATAATAACCTGAATAAGGCAAATATTTCAAAGTTGCACCAATATATTCAACATTAAATCTATTTATTGTAGGAGTAAATTGTTCAAATATATCTTTTTTTAAAAAATGAATACGTTCAAGTACAAGTTCATATGGATATTCTTTCATAATTTCTTTTGCTTTTTGTCGTTCAACTGGATTTGCTGGTCTTGATTTTTGAAAATTTAATAATGTATGCTCTGGATTTATAATAGGATCAGTCATATTAATTATTATTAAACTTATTAATTTAATAGTATAGATCATTATTTATTCAATTTTTTTAAATAAACGCACTTAAAGAATATATATATAAATATTATAACAATGAGTACAAATAATATTTTGAATGAAAAACCGAAATCAAATATATTTACAAAAAAGGAAGTATGTTATTATAAAATGATTGATAAATTCTTCAAAGAATGTTCAGATAACCAAATAAAAAAGATGTTAGATATTATTAATAAAGAATCAGAAATATCATTAAGAATATTAGATTGGTTTGTTACAAGATATTCAAAAAAAAGAATAGATATTGATATGGGTACAGATGATATATTTGATGTACATATTAGTTATAAAGCACAATTGAAATCATATAAGAAAACATATTTTGATCCATTTAGAAGACGTAAAAAATTTTATTATAATTATGATAAACAAAATAATAAAAAAAATGTGTATACAACATTAGGACAATTAAACTTTTTTAGATGGGCTATTTCAAATAATATTATTGATTATGTTGAAAAAAATTTATATCAATTAACAAAAGCAATGAATTCATCAAATAAAGAAGATAAAAAAAAGAAAAAATTATCTGATGAAGATGATTCTGATGATTCTGATTCTGATATTGATATATCTGAAATTAATGATGAACAAATATCAGAATCATCTAAATCATCTAAATCATCTAAATCATCTAAATCATCAAAAGATAATAAAAATAAAAACAAAGATAAATTAAAGAAAACAGTTAATATTAAAAATAAAAAAATAAATATATCAGCTTCTGAAGATATATTGGATGATGAGGTACAAATTATTATAAATTTTGATTAATATTATAATATATAAAGATTGATATACTATAATAATATAAATGACAAAAAGTAAGATTAATAAAAATATATGTGTATCAATTGTGACGATAACACAATTAAGTAGATTTAATACTTTACTTATTCTTAAAAAATTAATAAATTTACAAACATATAATAATATTAAAGAATGGGTAATAGTAAATGGTTGTAATAATATGGATGATGGTAATAAATTAGATGATTTGATTAATGAAATGAAAACAATGAATAAAGATCCCTACAATATTGTATTAGTACCATATAAAAATGGTTTAACATTGGGTGATAATCGTAATCGTGGTAATAATGTAGTTTCTGGTGATATTATTGTATGTATGGATGATGATGATTATTATCCACCAACAAGAGTAAGTCATGCTGTTGAACAATTAACAAAATCAAAATTCTTAATAGCTGGATGTAGTAAATTATATTTATATGATTATGATATGAATGTATTAATACAATCAAAAGGACATGGTATATATCATTCTACAAATGCATGTATGGCTTATAAAAAACAATATTTAACCAATCATAAATATGCAAGTGTCAATTGTGGCGAAGAACCAAGTTTTACAAATAATTTTACTGAACCATTAATACAATTAGAATCATCAGAAGTAATAATTGCATCAGCTCATAATAATAATACATTTAATAAAAGAGAATTATTAACTGTTGCTTTTATTATACCTGATAAATGTTCTTTTATTGGAATAACTGAACCAATTTCCAAATTTATACCTGATGATATGTTATTAGAATACAAAAATATTTTTATAAATAAAACATCTGATGATAATGATTATGTATATCTTTCTGGTTCATTGACAATACAAGAATGGAATCCATCTGAAATTATATTTGGAACACCAGAATATGACTTAATTACTACTGTCACTGAAATGAGCAAAGAAGGTAAAAAAATAGAAGTATTTGGTAATTTTAATGATTGTTTATATAATGGGGTTACATATACTAATTGGAAAAAATTTAATTATTCATTTAAATATAATATTTTAATTATATGGCAAATGTCTGGATTAGTTACACATATACCTTTTAATATAAATGCAAATAAAATAATATTTGAATTATATGAATTTCCAAATCAAGATTTATTAAGAGTTATGTTAATGAATAAACATAAAATAAATAAAATAATATTTAAAAATAAATTCATTGCAGAAACATATAAAAATTTTTACCAATTAGAATTAAATAATAATAATGTTTGTGTTGTTCCTTATGGTATTAATAAAAATAATTTAGATATATTTAAATTTAATAATATTGAAACAAAAAGAGATATTAATCGATGTTGTTATATGTGTAATGTATTGAATTATCAAATATTAGAACAATTAATATATTTTATGTTTAATATTATTATACAATATAATCCAAATATTAAATTACATTTATATTATAATAAAACAAATGCAACTGAACAAGAAAATATATTAAAATTTGTTACATTATTTTCTCAATTTAAAAATAATATAATACTTCATATTAATCCAACTCAAGATGATATTATTAATGAATATTTTAAAAGTACATTCTACTTTAATTTATCTCCATCTATTTCAGATATAAATATTAATTATATATTAGAAGCCGTATATTGTGGGTGTATTCCATTAATTGGTTCATCTGATTTACATCTTGATTGTCCAGGTATACAATTTGACTTAAATAATCAAGATAATAAAATAAAAATTATAAGTACATTATTTAATTTAGCAAATAATATAAACCAAATTACAAATTTACATAATGAATGTCTAAATACTTATATAATGAGCATAAATGATATCTCAAAATATTATATAAATATATTTGATTCATTTTAATCACTATCATTATAATATTCTATCTCATCATCATCATCTTCATTATCATCATCATTCTCATCATCATCTTCATCATCCTTAACATAATTATCTTTATTTTCTTCATAATTATTTTTACTAATTATTTTATCTTGAATATTATCATTCGATATAATTTGTTTTGTATTAATATAACTGTCTGTTATATTATCATCATTGTACGATTCATTATCACTATCATTAAATGAATAATCCGATAATACAATTTGTTTTGGTGAATGATATGATACTCTTATTTGATGTAATTTAATATTTACAAATATTACTTCATGATTAAATAAAATAGATACTATTTGAATAATAGAACCAATATATGTTTTATCTAAAATCATATTTGTATATTTATCACTCATTACTAATTGTTTATTAACATTATATAATTTAGTATCATTTAATACTTTTAATTTTATATATTTTTCATTTAAATCATTTGTTTGTAAAATTGTTATATAATTTAAATCTTTTGTTTTAATTTTTAATGATTTTAATTTTTTAGATACATTGGTTATAATAGTTTTATCTAACTCATTAAAAAAATTATTTAATTTAGCATCATACTTATTTTCTTTGCTATTAAGTGTTAATAATAATGTTTTATTATCATTATTATATGACTTTAGTAATACTGATGGTAATTCTATTAATATAGGATTATTTTCATAAGTAACATATATAACATTAAATCCTTTCTTATATTCTTTTGGAGATAATAAAGAACTATCTATGGGATTATCAAATTTAATTTTAGTATAATCAATGTCATTGAATTTTAATATTTTAAACATCTTTAATATTAATAATAATTATTAATATTATTTTATATTATAAACACATCATAAATAAATTTTTATATTATTTAGTAGCTTTCTTTGGTGCTACTTTGGGTGCTACTTTGGGTGCTACTTTTGGTGCTACTTTTGGTGCTACCTTTGTATTTTTTGGTGGTGGAGGCGTATCGTCTGAATCATCTTCATCGTCTTCATCTTCATCTTCATCATTTGCACCAGTTTGTTGAACATTATCATCATTTGCACCAGTTTGTTGAACATTATCATCATCCTCATCCTCATCCTCATCATCCTCATCATCCTCATTTACAACAACTTGTGGGACTACTTTTGGTTGTGTTGTTTGAGTTGTTGATGGTTCATCATCATCCGAATCATCAACAAAATCAATTTGACCACTTCGTACTTGGTCTTTAACTGAACCACCTGCTGTATGTGCTCGTTCTCTGATATGAAGAACGAGACATTTAAGACTGAGACCATATTCACGGAGTTCTCCCTTTTTGGATGTCTTTTGTGCCCAGAGTTTGTTGATCATTACAATCATTTTAATTTTTGATTGCCAACGAACATGTTGTGTAAGTTCAGTAATAGTAGATACATCAAGTTCTTTTGGTGGTTCGTCTGCAGAAGTTGAATCATATACAGCTGTTTCAAGTTGTTTAGTATCGAAATCCATATCAAATTTAACTTTGCAATAATGTGGATGTTCTTTTTCCACAAATTGTTTTCCATTTTTCTTGAAATAAGCTTGTTTCTTTTCTTCAAGTTCATCACCTTCGAGTTTAGTTGGTTCACGAATTAAAGGAACATATTTGTAAAGTTTACTTGATTTTCCAAAAATATCATTTTGTTTTGAAAGTACATACGTATCAAGTTTTTCAAGCATTGATCGAAGTTCAAGACAAGCTGGTTGAGTTGAATCAAGTGGTACTTTAACATATTGACGATCTTTATCTTCCTTTGCAAAATCACCTAATTCTGGAATACCGTAATCTGTTAGTTTAATATCACCTGTTTGAAAAATAAGATTTTCTGGTCGAACATTTGGTTTGAATTGATAATGAACATATGCGATTGATTGAGATACACTGCGTTCGTTTTCTGTGTCAAGATCTGAAATTGAAACTTTTGTTTGATCAAATTTTTTGCATGAAATGATTGAGCGTTTTCCTTCGGATTGAGTAGCTGGCATTTTAGTTTGTATTAGTTAATTATTATATATATGAAGATAAATCTTTAGGCCATTTTTTTTTCAATTTTTTTTTCTTTATATTATTGAAAAAATTGAATAATAAAAAATAAGTAAATATATGTATATAACATAACATAATATAACAATGGAAGATTTTATTGATATTGATTCATTTAGTTGTCAATATGATACCAATCAATTATTATCATTTGATAATATATCATTTGAGAATGTATCAAATGATAAAATAATAGATAATTTATATGATAAAAAATATTCACATACAACAATGGAATACTATAAAGCAATGAGAATTCGAAAAATGGATCCTATATCTATGCAAGATATAAAATCAGATAATTTTTTTGCATTCAAATATATGTGGGACTCATATACTGGTGAAAGATTAGGAGAAGATCCCAATGGACCATTATATTTTGATCCACATAATTTAATTAAATATTTTTATACTAATCGATTAAATGGTTTATGGGTTGAACCTGTTGATGATCATGGTGGATATTATGAAGGTTATTATGATGATGGTATAGGGTGTGGTGAAGATATGTTTGTGCATAGTAGAGGTTATCATCCAGAAAGATATTTATTCAGATTACCAATTATTGATTGTTATTTAACAGATGATCATAATAATTCTATTATAACAATGGGGCCAAAACTCACTGATGAAGAAATTAAATTAATTGAAGAATTATCTAAACAAAATAAAGATAATTATAAAAATTTATTTGGTAAAGAAAAACCAAATTTAATAAATATGAAAAAAATATATGATCAAGCTATATCAAAAACTCCTAAAATTGATAATCATATTATTACAGATAATACAACAAATGATCAATTAAAAGAATTATATAATAAAGCAAATCGTAAAGCAGTTGATTCATTAGTTCATATGAAAGGATAATTTAATAAAATGAAAAAAAAATGAAAAAAATAAAATATGATATAATATTTATATATATAATTTATATACATAAATATGGCAACCAAAAAAAAGATTGTAATCAAAAAAAATATTGGTCCTATCAATAATAATATAAAACTTAAGATGATTGATTTATGTGCAGGTACAGGTGCATTTAGTTATGTATTATCTAAAACAGGTAAAGTTGATGTTGTATTTGCAAATGATATCGAGGAATCATCAAAAAAATTGTATGATAATAATTTTAATCATAAATTAACATTAGAAAATTTATGTACAATAGATGTTAAAACAATACCATCACATGATATTTTAACTGCAGGTTTTCCATGTCAACCATTTTCAATAGCAGGTAAAAGAGAAGGATTTGACGATCCTCGATCAAATGTATTTTGGAAAATAATCGAAATAGTTAAATTTCATAAGCCTGAATGTATCATATTAGAAAATGTTAAAAATTTAGGATCTCATGATGATGGAGATACATTAAAAACAATAATTACTAGTTTGGAAAAAGAAAAATATAATATAAAATATAAAATATTAAATACTTCAAAAATAACTGGAGTACCTCAAAATCGTGAAAGAATATATATTGTATGTTTAAAAAATAAGGATATATATGATGCATATGATATGACATTTGCAGAAAAGAAAAAAAATAGTATAAAACAATATTTAAGTAATAATGTTGAAGCCAAATATTATTATAATGATAATACAAATAATATACATAAAATGATTATGGAATCAATTGATGATGATGAATCTGTCTATCAATTTCGTAGAAAATATGTTAGAAAAAATATGAATAATGATTGTCCAACATTGACTGCAAATATGGGTACAGGTGGTCATAATGTCCCTATTGTTATGGATGATAAAGGAATACGTAAATTAACACCACGTGAATGTTTCAATTTACAAGGATTTCCTGAAACATATCTCTTTCCAAAAATGAGTGATTCAAAATTATATAAACTTGCAGGTAATGCGGTAAGTGTTCCTGTAGTTGAATTAGTTACATCACAATTAATAGAAAAATTATATAATAAAATTAATAATATTATTATTTAAGAGAATCAAGTGATCCATCAAAAATTATTTTACATTTATCAACTAATTGTTTTTGTAAATCTTTAAAAATAATTCTTGGACGTTTACCTTGATCACAATGATTTTTATATGTTGTGTTTTTATTCACTTTAATATTATAAAAATCTGGATTAGTATTTGATAAATTAATTTCATAAATTTTAAATTTTTTATTTATAAAATTAGAACAATCAATGAAATATAATATATTCCATTGTTCTGTTGGACCAAAAGAAGAAGGACCATTACTACTAAATCCTTTAACTTCTATTTTTATATTATGTTTATTTGTAGTATCATATATTTCAAGATCACCCGATGACGTACACCAATTTGGACATATATCATATTTTAATTTATATGCAAATTTTACAATGTTTTCTGAAATTGCTTCAGGAAAATTAGGTGCTCTTATTTTTTTATTATTTATATTACATTTATTATTTATCTTTATTATATTCATGACATATAAAATATATGCATCAAGATGTTCATTTAATATATCAAATGTAAATCCATCATTCAATTCCATAATAATTATATAATAATTTATAATTATTATATAAAATATAAATAAATCAATTTTTTAATAAATAAAATATTTAATATTCTGGTATAAATATACCTGTTTCTTCTTTATTAATAACATCATTAATTACTGAACTTGTCGTAATTTCATTATATGTCTTAATGTATTTTTGACCAATGTCTTCTGTGAATTCTGATTTCTCTATCATTTCTGTATCCAATAATAAATCACACATACCTGTGCCTCCTTTAATTACTTGTCCCGTCATAATACGTGATGATATACCTTTCATATGATCAGTTTCACCAAATACTGCCGCAGATAATAATACATCAACTGTTTTCTCAAATGATGCTGATGGTAATGGATCTGTTTTTGATTTTTTCATACCATGACGATCAATTGATAATAAATGTCCATCAACTGTCATAATTTCTGCTAAAATTGTTAAATGTTGATAATTGGCTGCTTTACCTGCTCTATCATATACATCAACTATTTGTCGAATAATTGCTAAACGTGCGGCTTCAATTCCAAATGTTTCATAGATTTCAATAATATCATTTGTAAATGTCTTATACATATTTATACCAATAATATAACGAATGTCATATAAGTTAACACCATTTGTATAAATTTGGAAATGATTTACTTTATCAACTCCACCATCATTATTATATTTAAGTACTCGTTCCTCATTTACAAATGAATTAGTAATTGATGTAATACCTTTTAATTTAAATTTGTCAACAATTGTATCAATAAATTCAGTAATAGTTGAATAATCAATTTCTGACATATCAAATCGAATATGAATAATTGGTGTATCATCATTATTAGTATTACTTAAAATTGCACATTGTGTTATTTTATCAAAAATCGCACGTTCCTCTTTTTTAGATGATTTAATGTCTGAGAATCTTTTTTCCCATGCATTGCAGAATTTACTCTTAATATCTAATAAAGTTACTTCTTTCTCAAGTAATTTTTCTCTATCAAATACTATTCTCATTAACCATGGTAAATTAGAGATGTCTGCTTGACAACTATGTTTACCAGGATTATGACCATAAAATACATTATATACATTATCTTTTTCTCGATAACTTCCTTTTGCAAATGGATCTGGTTCGTAATAAACATCTATTTGTTTTCTTAATTGACCAATCGTAATATATTTAATATATGAACCTATCTTATTTGCCATATCTCGACTATTCATATATTGTTCCGTTAATGAAATAATCATTTGTGGAGTTTTTATCTTTTTAGATAATCCAAGAATCTCCTTAATTCTTGGAACACCTGATGTTGTGGCCGACATACGACCAATACCTGCACTATGGAATGCATTGAGTGTGTTATGTACAAGTATTCCATTATCAACCATAAAAGTATCATTGCCAGGAACAGTGAAATCATATACATATTCTTTTGGATCATTTAATATTTCGATATTTATAATTTCATCCCATATAACATTTGAATCAAACGCTTGTTTAAGTATATTGATATTTTGATTAATTTGAATAAATGTATCATCATTAATATTTTGAAGTGTATTTGTGAATATGTTAATATATTTACCTAATGTATCACGTCCAATTGCATTTTTAGATTTCCATCGTCCATATGTTCTACTTTGGCCTTGAAGTTTAAGCTTTTTGCCTACATCTGCAATTATATTTCCTAATCCAGGAATCATGTCAATAAAATTACTGCTATGATGTTTATTTCTATTATTATTTTCAATTATATTATTAAGTTCTTTTATTTTATTATTTACACACATATAAATATTATTTTTAAATATATCTGCATATTTTCGTTGAACTTGATATGTATATAATATTTTATCTTTTTGATTTATAGATGTTTCATTTACAAATGAACCAAATATACCAAAATATGTTAGCAATAATGATATACCTTCAATTAATTCTTTTGAACGAGAACCAACTCTAATCGATGATTTTAATGATTCTATATTTCCATCACCATCAAAATATCCTCCAATAATACCAGATATAAATTCTTTATTTGTATTAAATACAAATGGTGGTATAATTTTATTATAAGAACCATTGCCAAATTCAGATGATAATATTTGTGCAATATCCTTATTTTTAAATGATATTGTTTGGCTTAATCCAAACTCGCCATTTTTTGTTTCTAATATTGTATCTATATCAAAATATTTTTTAACAATATCTGTTATATTTTGTTGATATTCAGGTATAACTTTTGAAATTCGAATATACGTACCATTTATAGAACCATCCGCTAAATATGCACCAAATAACCAACCTAATTCTTTAGTTGCATTATATTTAGTTTTACCTATAATAATTGTATTATTATTTTCGATTGGTTCATTAATTGACAACAATACAGGAATTCTATCCCCTTGTTTTAAATCAGAACCTTTAATTGGTACAACTTTATTATTTACTCGTGTTAAATGAGAATGAGACAATGTTGTAATTGTTGAACGTCCTGATTTTGTTGTAATTTTTATTAAATTACCATTTGTTGGATGTCTGCTTATTTGTTGTATTCTGTTCCATGATGTTTTTTCATTTTCAGACACACCAATAATATAATAATCCTCGATTAAATCTAATACAACTGAATCTACGTGTTCTGGAATATTTATGACTTTATCATGATGATCACATAATAATTTATCAATAAAATTACCTATTGTGTCATGAAATATTTTATTTGTTGTTTTGTGTTTGATAAGAATCATTGTATTTTTTTCACAAGACATTTGAGTGATTGGTTCACCCATAGCTTGTGCAGCAATAATTCCAACCATTTCACCAGGTTCAATCATATTTTTATTATAATTTTTAATAAATTCATTAATAATTTCATCAAATTGTTTTTTGTTTAATTTAAAATCATTAATACATCGTTTAGGTGATAAATATTCATATAATGCAATATTGAATAATGTTTTTGCAACTTTATCATCTTTATTTCTTAAATTATTTGTATTAGATATTTCATCTTTAGTTAAGTTAACTAAACGAGCTTTCTCAACAATATAATCAATGCCTTTGATGACATCATTTGGTTCAAGTTTATCATTACTTTTCATATTTGTATTTTTAATACTATCAACTACTCGAACAATGTTAACTGGAATCATATAAGTACTTGAAAGTGTTTTCATATCTAATTTTGTTTTAAGATGAATATTTCTTAATTCATCTCTCATCTTCAATAATGTTTCATAATATTGTTGATTATCTTTTTTAGTATAATTCTTAAAATCTTTTAATTCATCATCATTAAAACAATATTTCTTCATAATTTCTGTATTACTCATTTCAATCAATTTAATTGTATGTTCATATTGCTTAATTGTATTAGAACCTGCATCACCATACATGAATTGCAATATTCCATTATTTGCAGTACGTACAGTTTTATCATATGCAACAACTGCATCTTCTAATATTTTAATTAATTTACGTTGAATATATCCTGATTCTGCTGTTAAAACTGCAGATGATATTAAACCTTCACGAGCAGCCATATTAATGAAAAAGAATTCAGGAAAACGGGTACCTCGTAAAAAGGATTGTTTAACTAATCCACGAGCAACTGCTGTATCATCATTTTCATGGAAATATGGAATTGTACGATTATTTACTTTCTTTTGTGGTAATTTACCTTCAACAGATTGTAAACCAATACATCCACTCATTTGACCTGTATTATTCGCATCACCTTTTGAACCAGATTGATGCATAACTGTAACACAATTGTCTGAGTTATTATTTGATTGAATTAATTTACCAACATCATCACGAGCAACATTCAATTCAGAGAATAATGTATTTTCAAATAAATCTTCATCCATTAATTCTGGATTATTCTCAATTTCTGTAATCATATTTTGAACTTTTAATTCTCTTGTTTGTAATGTTTTCTGAATTTCTTCTTCAACATTTCGACCAATTGTCATATCACCAATACCAACAGTAAAACCATTCCATAATAAATAGTTATTAATTAATCTTGATGTATTGTTCATAAAATCTTTGGTTTCTTCTACACCATATTCATCCCAAATTAATTGAACTAAACTATTCTTCTTACCAGCAGCCAATGAATCACCTTTTATGTATCCATCGGTTAATGTACCATTTTTAATAACTAATATTGGTTTACCATCATCATATTTTGATATGTTGATTTTTTCTGGTATAATCAGCGAAAATAATTCATGTCCAGTTAATTCTTCTTTCGATTTCTTAAACACACTGAAATCTTCTACTGATGTATAACTTACTATATTCATAGCATTTTTTCTATCAATTCTTACTTTTGAATCTGTTAATTTGTATGCACCTACAAGACCATCTTGTGCAATACCTATACTTGTTCTACTTGAAGAAGGTGTAATAATTTGTCTCTTTACATCTGCTATTTCTTCAAGTTCTATTTGTGATTGGATACTTTGACATAGGAAAATATTCCACTTCACTATTCGATAACCATATCATTTGACTTAGGTCATCATTTTTAAAATAGCTAGCATTTTCTCTTTCGAGAAACCATTGGACTTTATCTTAAGCTGATTCAGACTGGTTAAGTCATCATTATCAACCGATTTTCATTAAGTCTCTGAACCCCAACCATACTCTACCATAAAGTTAAATTAACTTTAACGAGTTTAGGTCAGTGGCTGCTGATTGTCCATTTCGCTTTCGCTTATCTCAACAATTGTTACTTTTTAATGCCATTACGCATTACCCCCATAATTTTCATAAATAGGTTAGTATGTTGAGCTTTAGGAGTTTCCAGCAAATTGAAAATCTCGCTCTATATGTATATATATTTCATACATATGAACTAGCAGGTTATATTATAGCTGAATTTACAATGTTTACCTAAATAAGTTTATTCAGCAACTTATTTAGCATCCTGCTGTTTGAGACATATATTTTATCTCATCACCATCAAACCTTTCTACCACACTCAACCAAACATTTCCTTTTGGTATCATTGTGTCTATCAATACTACTCGATAGCTATCTTTCGATAGGGAGTGGACTATACCTTAAGCAGTCTCAAGATGATTAATCTATCATTGACCACCAACACCAACGTAGTCTCTGAGGACCATACCATAATTCTTATCATAACGAATTTTAGGTATGAACCTGCGGATTGCCCATTTCATTGTACTTTTACCAATAAAATATATTTCATTATTGGATTTTTTGAAATTATAATTTGTTTTCTTCTAACCATTGTTTGCATTTAGCCAATTTGTTATCTAACGAATCAGTTTTTCCACAACATGCAAATTTGACATCTTTTCCATCTTTTTTGATGATACATCTGTATCCATCAACACCTCTTTGATGATATTTAAAAATTCTATCTGGGAGAGGTTGTTTATTATGG